TAATTACTATCAATTTATTATAAAATTTATGAAAATGTCCTAATATCCCCCCTAAAACCCCTTCAGAATTGTCTAATCATATATGCTTCCATATCCTCCTCCACATTAAATCGCACAACTTCTTCGCACGCAGGTCTGAAAATCCTACAGAATTTTTCGTCTTTCTCAATATCCTGATACATTTGGATAATGAATGCCGTTGTATCCGAGTCCAGTTCCACAGCGTCAGAATCCACACACGCCCACAATTCGCGAGGTCCAAATGACCCTGCCTCAATATGGAGGCGAATGATTTTCTCTTCCAGTTCCGTGAGTTCCACTCCATTTTCTTTCAGTTCGTCAATGAAATCCCAATCCAATTCCATATCTGGATTCGTCATTGAAAATCCACCCACCGAAAATATGTCTCTGTCTTCGTCGTCTGCTTCTTCTTCTGCTTCTACTTTTTCTGCTTCTTCAAATGCTTGTGTGATTGCTTCTTGGCGTTCTTCTTCTTCTTCGTCAATTGCTTGTGGGATTTCTTCTTCTTCTGTGTCCGTGTCTTCTGGGTCAATATCCACTGATTCTTCTTCTTCTTCCGCCTGAATATCCACATATTCAAATACAGCTTTTTCGTTATGAAAGTGAATTTTTTTTGCTTGAACTGGTGTCCGAACCAGTGTGTGAGCGTCTTGTGTGGTGCTGAGACTGGCATATGTTCCGTCGCCTTCAAATGGCGAGTCTCTCAACCAAGTTCTGAGACCACTATTGAACCCTGACGGAGTATTTTTGATAGCACAACGAAATGCCCTCAATTCATAACCAGCGGTGGTTTTGGTGATTGCTTGGCATTCGCCCTCCAACAATTCGGCAAATTCCACTGCTGTCTCCAGTGTGAGAAAATGTCGTTTTGGCATTTTATCCACCATATGAGCGAAACACCGAGCGTTGGAAAATTCAGCACGAGATTTTTTTGTGAGCACCGCACCACTGGCATAGACTCCGCCATATGGAGCTTCCACCTGAGACCACCCTTCAATCACTGGTTCTTCAAACTCTTCGTGGCAGTTTTCTTTGAAAAGTGAATTTGGTGTTTGTTTTTTTGCTTGTGTGATTTTTTTTGGTTTTTTGAGAGTTTCCAACATAATTTTTTGCTGTTGAGGCGTGAGAGTGGCGAGAATGGTGGCGAATGTTTGTTCTTGAGTGGAAGACATTGTGATTTTTGCTATGAGATTCAGAGGTTTTTTTGTATCAATTTTGTTTTTTTGTGAGATTTTGGAATGTAAAATCTGAAAGGAGATTTAATGTGAAAAGTGAGGTGAGATTTGTGTGAGGTGTGAGGAGGTGTTGTTGAGGTGTGAGGGTGTTGTGTGTTGTGTCCAAACTGCCACAAAAACTTCTTTTTATAGTCGTTGGTTTGAAAAAATGCTGACTGATTTTTTGCTGACTTGAGAGGCGATTTTTTGCTGACGGAAGTGGTGTAATGCTTTGAGTGGATTTGTGGGTTTGTAATATCTGCTATAGATATAAAAGAAAAAATAAAATCAATTTTGTTTTTGGGAGTGGTGTGGAGTGGTGTGGAGTGGTTTTTGGAACATAAAATTGGAGCGTAAATCTCTGAAGAGAGAATTAATGTTTGAAATACAAAATAAAAATATGAGTATTATATATAAATGGTGTGTGTGCTTTGTGAAAAAAAAAGTGTTGAAAATTGGTTCGGAAGTTTCTGCCCAGACTGCCGACAAATCAAAAATTTGGGTAATGTTTATGGTTTTGAGCGAGTCCTTGAGATACTGAAAAAATGTTGTATTAGAGACGAGACACAACTTGAGAAAAAAATAGACAATCATAAATTTAATCCTAAAGGACAAACTGACGAGTCGTATGTTCAGACACGGAGTAAAAAAAAAGTTGAGAAAATATAATTAGAGGAAAGTTTCAAAAAAGCGGTCAATATTAGGACATTTTTTATCTTGTGATTTATTGTTCCACAAATGTAAGCATATAGAGTTGTTTTTTATGTATTCCAAACTCGGTTTCTCAATACCGAATTTCAGAGGGCAACTTGAGTAAGTCCCATTATATAGTTCTTTATAATACGCCCAACTAACAGGGCAAAAATCTAATGGTGTTGATACATATTCATAATAATTAAATATCTCAACCCATTTTTCAAATATATCCATACACGAAGTATTTTTAACTATTTTATCCATATTTTTTTCTATATGGTCTATCAATGACCCTATCATAGCATTTCCTAATGGAAATTTTAAAATGCCTATGTTTGCCTTATAATATTTCTTAGATTTAAATGCCCCACTGACTTTCATATGTTCGCTACTAATTATAAATTTGGTTTGCGGTAAGTCATTAATCATTAGCATATCCAAATCAGTCCATACCACCTCTCTCTCAAATATCAATTTATATCGGAAGTAATCACTGAAAGCACATATAGTTGGAAAGTCTTTAATCTTGGTTTGACTTACTATTTCTTCAGCATTAATCCATTCAGTATTTGGGACTTTATGGTCTGTATATGAATATAAATGGAATTTATAACCACGCTTGACGAATGATTGAATACAAATCATTTCCTTTTGAGTAAGTGTTCCTTCCCAAAATCCAGCAATGATTTCTCGTTTTGGATTAAATCTTTTCAGATTTTTCATTTTCACTTCGGCATTTCCATTTTTCCGCTTTTTTATGGTTAGATAGTCAGTATTTTCACTAACTAACATTTTTACTTGAAATTCTTTCTTCAATTGACTTCGGTTCTCTTCCGCACCAATTCCACCTTCCATAGTTTCTAAATTATGTTTAATATAATATCGTTCATTTCTTAGCACACCGCCGTCCCCTTTATAATAATTCAGTGTTCTCGCATAATCCTCCACCAATGTATAGTTAGTTGATTCATATTGGGGTTGATTGAAAGTCATACGAAACGCTCCAATAATAAATTTTAATCCATCGCATATTCGGTCTTTCATATAATAGGTATTTGAAACTGGATACAATCCTAATACATTTAAATTACTCTTCTCTAATTCTGAAAATCTCTCAATAAAAAATTGTTCGTAATCCTCTACTTCTGATTTATCCATTCCTACTATTTTATCGCAATCGTCGTCGCACCAAACTAATGGCGTATCCTTATCAAAATAATTTGCTATGAATTCTCGTTGTTTGCTTACACCTTTTTTTCCAACAATAACATTATATCCTAATTCTTTGAATACATTATAGTCGGCTTTCTCCTCTTCTACAATAAATATATGAATTCTTTTGGGGTCAATATCCCTCAACATATTTAGGGTTTTTTGCCCTAATTTAGCGGAACGCTTATAACTTGGAATTACAACTTTGTAATCATATTTTAATCCGCATTTTGTTATGTTTTCTCTTACATAACTAACCATTGAATATCTTGTTCCCTCAAAAGGTAAATTAGCGTGGTGTTTATGGACATTCACAAACAATATATCAGTCGGTCTTAAATTAATTCCTATATCATAATCAACCAAACAAAATTCACCACCAGTATAGTCGCCCATTGTTGTTAGAGTTCCAATCCCATTTTTAAAATCTCCTTTATCTATATGTATCGCCGTTCTGAAATTTTTATTGATTGTAATAGTGCTATAACACGAATTACCGATACGCTCTCTATGTTTTGCTACGAAATCGTTTTGCTTCCTAAAATGCTCTGGGAGATTTTCTTTCAATATGGCACTCACCTTTTCAAAATATGGTATGACGACTTGCCACCTCACAAAGTTTCTACTACTAAATTGAGTTAGTCGGCACTTTGGAATGTCTTTAACCTTGCTTTTTAATCCGACTAATGGTTTCTCAAAATATCCTGCTATATTGCTATAGACTGGATTACACATTTTATATTTATATTTACCAATTCCTGTTGGATTTATTGTATATTTATTTTGAATATGCTTGTCTTCAACCTCGTCTATTTGTTTCATACATTTTTGCCACAGAGGTAAGCTCTTGTCTATTACTCCTGACGCTTGAGCCCTTCCGTTGCTAATTATAAAAGTAGAAGCACTATCAATAATAGGTTCAATTGGTTTCAAATAGTCTTCAGTAAAACAATCCTTAATAAAAAAAAATAATACATTCCCTTCCTCGTCATATCCGATACTTGTTTCATTCACAATCTCACTCACTTCATTAATAAATTCTGCTTCTAATTCTTTTAATTTTTCGTCGTTATAATGCCGATAGCAATTATAAATTTTCATATAATATTAACAACTATTATAATTCTTCAAATTGTTCCCTAAATAATGCCCTCTCTTCATTCGTGTTCCAATCCCATTCTTCGCCGCTGGTATTATCAAACATATATCTGAAAACTTCGCAAAATAAATCAGTTTCTTCTTCTTGACTTCCGTTGCCTATTATCAATTGTCCGTTCTTGATATCAATAGTGTGTTCGAAATCTTCATTCCAAAGATAATCATTATAATCAGTCCAAAATGCTTCCGACTGCTTGTTAGTCAGGGTTTCATAATATGCCATATGATATCCTGTTGGTCTGCTTTTAATCCGATTCACAACATAATTAACATTAACTCTAATATCAATCCCTGCTGTGTTTCCGTCTTCAATGTCCAAGTCGTTGAATTGATATTCTTTATCAGTTGGCATTGTGTTTATTATAATATTTCTTCTCAACAAAAAAAAATATTCAATTTTGTTTTTCTTATAAAAAAAATATAATATAACTATTTCTGACTAATCATAACATAATACTCATTCGGTGGTGTCCTTAACCTTCTTAATAAATTCGTCTCGCTCTTCACAACAATCAAATCCCCATTCTTGACCGATACACTCGTCGTCGTCAAATAAATATTTAATCATTTCAACAAATACTTCTTGCTCGTCCTCTTCACCATTATAACCGATTGATAGAAAACCACCATTCAAAATATTAATATCCTTGCTCCATTCCATACTCATTACATTATAATTAAAATCACTCCAAAATGCTTCTGATTGGTCGTTATTTAGATTTTCAATATATAACAAATTCCACTCCAAATCAAATTCTGCCGCCCCAGCCCTTCTCAAATGTTCCACCCAATCCTTAACAGAGTTCAATACATAATTAACATTAACTCTAATATCTATATCTAAATGACTAAGTGCTCCAATCCTAATATCGTGGTTGTTATAATTATCTTGTTTGCTCGGCATTTTATAATATATATAATTAACAAAATCTCAAATCAATTTTATCAAATATATGAAAAAATATTTTTATTCATATAAAATTCTGAATATAACTAATGTCCTAATATTGACCGACTTTTCCAAACTATTTCTCAGATTTTTTTAACTCTGCTTTTTTTTTTGCCATTTTCTCTCTTGCTTTTGCTAATGCGTCTAATTGTGCTTGAGTTCTTGGTTTCTTTTCTTTCTTCGGTTTCTTTGGTTTCTCTGCTTTAGCAGGTGCTGCTTTGGGTGGTTTAATAACAATTTTATTAGTTTCTCTGAATAATTCTCTTGGTTCTGGTTCGTCTTCGCCTTCTTCCCACTCTGGGACTTCATATTTCATTAATTTCTCTTCTTCTGTTCTAATATCAACTAACTTAATGCTACCATATCCCTGTTGTCCAAAATATTCTCCGTCCCCTTCCTCGTCATAATCAGCAGTTGGACTTGCCTGAAATGCTACTAATTTAGAAGTTTCTATTCCAAAAAATTCATTTGTTTGTTCGTCAAACTTACCTGTTAGACCTTGTGCGTATTGCCTTTCATATTCTAATAGGTCTTCGTCAAAATCATAGGTGGCTGGGTCATTTTCATAATTATCTAATTCCATTAAAATAGTATTAACTTGCTCTCTCGCCAAAAACATACCCAATTGAACTTCAGATTTAACCCAATCATACCTATTTGCTTGTCCTACAATTTTCATAGTATTACCACTGAATTTTCCTAAATGATTACAATTACAATCAAATATATCGTCATATTCTTCTTCTATATAATAATTTAATTCTTTTAATCCTTCTGGCATATCGTAATATTTGTGTAATTTTTTTAATCCTTGTTGTTCCGCCAAACATACTTTATTATCAAATACCTTAATTACTTTTTCTGCTGCGTCAGGGTATCCGTCTGCTTGGGTTTTCTCTTCATACATTTCTGTATCAGGGTTATACATATATGTTCTATCAGTTACTCTATCTTTTGCGACTTTTTTTCTTTTCTTTTTCTTACCCTCCATAAAATCCACTTTATCCATATATAATACTAATCCTAATTGTCCTTGCCAATATGGGACTTCAGGGAAATCCTCAAAAAATCCTACTCTACCTTCTTTTTTATAGTCTGCTCTACCTTTTTCACCTTTCTTTGCTCTTGCTTCAGGGTAAGGTTTCCAATTCAGTGCTCTCAAAAATATATCATACCTTTTATCTCCAAATCTTTTTTCAATATCTTCTTCTTCTACTTGGGGTTCTTCGTCAGTGTCTTCGCTATCTTCGTCAGATTTGTAGTTTAGGAAGGAGTTTTTTGGTCGTGGGACTTTTTTGCCTGTTTCAGGGTCATAATATTGGTCAGTAATCTCATTTACATAATATTTTTTTCCATCTACATAATCCTCATACACTTCCATTATTTAATATCTTCATATGTTTTTTTTTTAGATTTTGGCAAAATTGCTTTCAGTATCCTAATTATCATTTTAATAATTTTATTCATATAAATTACTTTTTATAAAAAAGTAAAATCAAAAATTAATTTCTTACATATTTGTATGGATTTGCTGAAAGTTCTTGAAACTCTAATCCCCAGTATCAAAGGAAAATGGTTTGTGGGAGACGGAGCTTTACTTGGATTAATTAGAGAGGGTAAGTTGCTTGAATGGGATAATGATATTGATTTATATGTATTTGAGGATACTGAAATAGATTTGAGTTCTTCAGTGTTAGAAGAGCAGGACTATTATTTATGTAAAAAAATATATTATCCTAATAATAAATATATACCTTGCCACCTTTGGAATACTTACCTTGCGTCTCTGAAACCTATGTTTCCACATTACGACCGACGCCGATTATTTGAATACGCTTCACCTCGCTATCCAACCGAAAAAATAATTCATAAATTCACGGAAAATCATATTGATATTTTCACATTGTATAAAAATGGAGATAAATGGCAATTGCCTGAAAATGTAGGTATAATGGGAACTTACTATACTGATAATGACTTAGAATTAAAAATAAATAATGACTTAGGATTTCCAGTGAATATCCCTAATAATGCCGAAGAAGTTTTAGAAAGACAATATGGTTATGATTGGAGACACCCTAATATAAATTTTAAATATTACTGAAATTCATATCCTCTTGGTGTTCCCAATGACGCTATAACACTATCAATAAATTGACCGCCGTGTTTTGCTCTATACCCAAAAATATTTCTATATCTATGCTGTAATCTTTTTTCACTTCTCTCCCTTGACCCAGCGTATGCTGGACCTCTCATTTGCCTCATTGCTGCCGAGTGTCTTGCCATATCCAATCTGAATTCGTCAATTTCTTTTTCACTTGGTTTTTTTGGATTTTTTCTTGCTTCTTGAATCTCTCTATCTTCTTTATCTGCGTCTGCTTGTTTTAACCTACCTCTTTCTTTACTTCTCGCTGAAAATAATTTGTCTCCAAGTTCCTTATATCCAGTCTCTTTTTCTGCCCTAATTAATGCTAATCTCTCAATCATTTGTCCTTTATTATATCCACCCCCCATATTTGCCTTCCTCATTAAATCTTTGAGTGCTGGAACTTTTAGACCCTTTGCCTTAAATTCGTCCATATATTTTTGTTTTAATTCTTCAATCCGACCACCCATTCCTTCCCTCTTTGCTTCACCTTTTTTAACAAATTCTTCAAATGCTTTCCTTGGGTCTTGTGCTACTTTAACACCAGTTCGTTTAGGATTTAATACAACACCTTTAGCAACTCCAACTGGAAGTCTTCCGAATAATTCGGCTGGACTCATAGCATTCATTTGTGCTTTTGTTAGTCCAGTTAGTTTTTGCCCAGCGGTTGGTTTTGGTTTCGGTTTTGCTGTAAAATCCTTTTTCTTTTCTTTCTTTTTAGCAATCTGTGCCTTACCTAAGTCTCTGACTTTCTGTTGAATTCTTGCCTTTTTATCTGCTTTAGATTTCATTACACCTTTTGCCTCTTTCGGTTTCGCTGGTGCTTTTGCTTTTGCTGGTGCTTTTAATAGTTTCTTACCTTTCTTTGCTGCCGATTTTGCTACTTCTTTCTCTGCTTTTGTTGGATTTCGTTTGCCGACTTTACAACCACCTTTAGTTCCGTGCTCTTTTCTACCAACTTTACAACCGCCTTTATTATGAACCATTGTATATAATATATTAATATATTTAATTATTACTTAATATTTTTTTTCCTTTGGCGAACATTTCCTTCCACTTTTCACTATGATTTACAACTTTCAGAGGTAAGTGTAATATAATTTCTTCGCATTTATCACAACCCAAATTATCACAAATACATTCTTCGGTCTGCTCCGCTTGTTCTTCTATAATAGTTGGGGGGACAATATCAGATAATTCTATTATCGGATTATATCCAGTATTCTTTAATTCACATTCGGACATTATTTCAACTAACGCTGCCTTGTTTAATTTAGAAATTCCAATAATTCCATTCTCTTTACAAATCTTTTTCAATTCTGAAACTTTTTTATTTAATAAAAATTCTTTAATATTCATTATATTAATATGAAATAGTTTTTTTTTTAATTCCCATTGGTTTTTTCTTTTTCTTGGGACACGGACATTTTTTCTTAGGTGCTTGTTCTTCTTTTTTTTTCATTCCTTTTTTAGTTTTTTTAGTTGTTGGTGGCATTGGGTTTCCAGCACGATAATTAGGCATTTATACATTTAGCACATATAATTTTAATTCCTTAATCATTATTTTCAATTCTCTATTTTCTTGTTGATACGCTGCCAGTTTCATTTTTAACTTTTCAATAACTTCGTCTAATTCAGCAATCAAATTATTTATATTCATTATATTAATATGATATTTTATTGAACTATATTAACGACAAAAGAATTCGTAGTCCCACCAGTTCCACTCGTATTATTAACTTTAACTCGTAGATATTTACCCTTCTTAAAATCGTGATATAAAATATTTTGATTACCAGAAAAATTCAAACTCGTATCCGTAAACCATGTAGAATTGTCGTGCGACCATTCATTAAAAGCGTCCCACGAAACATTTTGGGCTTCAATAAATGTCGTAACTCTTTCTCCATTATTTTTCATTTCTACAGAATTAGAAGAACTCTCAGGCGTTCCATTAGCAACTAAATTACCAGTTCCGTATAGGAGCTGCGTAACGGTTTTTGTTTGATTTGCTGATAGGAGCTCAACAGCGGTTTTAATAGCGTCTGTATCACTATCAATAGTTCCTAACAAAACTTGATTAGCATTATTAGTTGTTTCAATTTCACCATTTTTAGTCAAAATATTATCTAACACGCCGTCAATAGTTGTAATCAAAGCATTTTGAGCGGTAAGTAATGTTTCATTATTAGTATGTTTTACCAAACTTGCGTCCAACACTGCGTCAAATGTATCAATTTTAGAATTAGTTGAACCTATAAGAGTTTCAATTCCATCTATATGCCCTATTACTGTATCTTGCTTTGCTTCAGTTGAACCTCCACTGGCGGCGGTGCTCGTAACCCTGATTTCACCATTAGCATTTATAGTTGGAATCATATAGTCTCCGTCTGCTGCTAAATCTGAATGAGAATCTTGCCGAACCATTAGACACGGAATACCTTTATCCCCTGAACTATGTGCTAAATCTTCTGTTTTAATTGCGTCGTCAATGAGTTGGACTGCTGTTTCAATATCACCTAACTTCTGATTTGTTGCTGTGTGTAGAACCTCTATCGCTGCTTGGTCTGTTTCTATAGCGGTAAGTGTTGTTTCTAATGTGTCTAATTTTCCTTCCACTCCGTCCAAGTGTCCGATTATAGTTGATTGATTACTTGCTGTTGAAAATCCACTGATATTACCACTTGATATATTAACATTAACTTTATTTGAACCACAACACGCCTCTAATACATCGACACCAGTATCAATATTTCCCAAGTGTGCTTCAGCATTATCTAATACTCCGTCAATAGTTGTAATCAAAGCATTTTGAGCGGTAAGTAATGTTTCGTTATTAGTATGTTTTACCAAACTTGCGTCTAACACTGCGTCAAATGTATCAATTTTAGAATTAGTTGAACCTATTAATCCCTCCACTCCGTCCAAGTGTCCGATTATAGTTGATTGATTACTTGCTGTTGAGAATCCAGTTATATTACCACTTGATATATTAACATTAACTTTATTTGAACCACAACACGCCTCTAATACATCGACACCAGTATCAATATTTCCTAAATGAACTTCAGCGTTTGTATTAATAACTTCAATTGCCGCTAAATCTACAACCATTGCTGCCGTAGAAGTTTTAATTGCGTCTGTATCACTATCAATTGTAGTAAGTAATCCTTCAACTCCGTCCATATGCCCTATCATTGTGTCTTGTTTTCCTTCAATTCCATCTACATATCCAGTTATAGCAGTAAGCGAACTTTCCACTCCGTCTATATGTCCGATTATAGTTGATTGATTTGTTGCCGTTGCGAACCCTGTTATATTACCACTTGAAATATTAACATTAACTTTAGAACTGGCAACACACGCCTCTAATACATCGATACCTGTATCAATATTACCTAAGTGTGCTTCAGCATTATCTAACACTCCGTCAATTGTGGCGAGTGCCGTATTTGTTGAACCAATTAATCCCTCTAATCCGTCTGTATTTAAATCAATTTGATTAGCACTTACAGAAGTTGCCTCTGCGACTACACGAAGTAATCCAGCAGAATTTAATTTTAATCGTTGGAGACCATTACCTGCTGAATTTTCTGCGAGAACTATTTGACCTTGAATATCCGACATTTTATATTATTAGAAAAGATTTTAAAAATCTTTGGAGCAAACTTTTGACTTAACTTTTTCTAAAAGTTATTTTTTCTTTGGAGTTTTAGTTTCCTCTTCTTCGGTCGCTCCGCTGGGTGGAGGTTGTAAAATTGGAGTATCAATTCTTAATATGATTGCTGAATTTTTTGATAAGTCAGGATTTGATAGGTCAGGATTTAATACTTTGACTCTAATATTATTAATAATTGTATCTTGATTTAATGTTTGGACTAAGTCGCTTGTTGCTAATGGGATAAAATCTTGATTAGATAATGAGGTTTTCGGCACAACTCCGAGCAATCCGAGAGGGTCGCCTTTCGCTACAATATCTTTATATGTTGGCACTAAATCACTTGTTATTAAATAGTATCCAAAGCGACTAAGTGTCGGCAATTCTTGGGCGGAAATCGGTGTCGGTTTTGAAAGCACATTAATACAAGTAGCCATATTGTAAGGACTTCCACTATATTGAAAATTATTACTTCCATTACTACCTCCAGCAAAAGTATCAGACCCTTTACCCCCTTTGTCCCATTGACGCTGGAATGCTGTTCTCGGTCTGTTTGTATCAAAGTTATTATAATTCTGTGGATTTTTCATATTACCAGCACCATATTCTGGAGCGAGACTTAAATTAGAAGGATTATTTTGGGTTGAAATGCTTGGAATTGTGCTTAAATCAACTTGAGTATCTGTGGTAATTCCTCTTAATTTCCTATCAGTTGGATTTGTATATTGAATAATATTCTCAAAATAATCTTCGTCATTTAATTGTTCGTATGTAAAACCTAACTTACCCCATAAGGTTTTTGTTTTCCATATTTTTCTTGCTTGTTTTGGGGAACTGAAAAATTCGCTGAATGAGGCGTGAGGATTATAAATTGCTTTATCAACAACACTTCGTCTATCACCATATTTCAAAGCAGTTTCATAAGCAAAATTATGGACTATAACTCCACCATTACGACTTAATGGTTTTTCATAAGATTGTTTCATTTTCTTTTGTAAGGTCGTATCACACTGCTCTCCAACTATTTTAAAATCAATACTCTTTGTGTTTGTAAATGTTTTATTAACAACAAAAGAGTATAATAAGCTTTGGTCTGTAGGGTCAAATATATCTCGTTTGTAAGAACCAAAATCTAATACCTTCACTCCACCAACTGGGAAATCGTCTGCTGCTTCAGTAGAAGTTTGGTCTATTTGAGCGTTGATTGATACTTTGAATAAATCCCCCACATATTCAGCAGAGTCGCCGTCATACCTTTGGACATCGGTTATTGTATTAGTTCCACCATTTGTTTTACCAGCATATACATCGTCGTAAGCACCATTCTGAGGATTGGACTTTGCGGTTGAACCATATACACTTTGATTATTAGACCAAGGTATATAATCTATTATATCGGTTATTGATTTTATACCTACAGCAACTTCCCCAGCATTAGAATTACTATTTCCTTGTTTGTCGTGCGAGGCAATCCTATAACTTGAATGTAAGTTATTTAGTGAGAATGCTGATAAATCAGTATCATATTGAATATTAAATTCTGGTGCTCCTACTGAATATCCACGCATAATTTGATAGTCAGACATTTTTTTACCTTCCACACCACCAGAGAAAGCAGCATAGTAAGAAGTTCCGTCGTTGCCGAAACGATACTCTCCATTAGCGTCGGTTGGTGATATAAGTGTATTATCGTAATTGTTATATCTAACCATATCATTATTTTGAATATATCCAACATATCCTAATCCAGTGTTTTCTATTATATTTGTGGTAAAATCATATTTATTTGGTTCTAATTGATTTGTATTTCTTAGTCCAGCATAATCATAAGCACTAACAAAAGTGTGGTCAGGGTAAGCGTCCGACAATGTATCAATGAGAATAGGTGAAATCCTTGTCTTAGCGACATTATCAGGTGGGGCTGTGTATTGAATTGGTGTTATAACTTTAGTAAGTCCGTTTTTAGTTGAATTTAAAAGTCCATTCCAATCTTGATTTATTAATGCTTCTGTTATAGGATTTGTTGGGATTTGTGTTTTGTCTTTATATATTCCATTAAATTGATTATTTATAATTGTAATGAGTTGTTCTATGCCGTAAGTCCCTTTTTTAATAAAAATATTATTCGTTAGAACTACTGGAGTCAAATAAAACTTTGGGTCTAATGAAAATTCAACATTAGTATTATTGGTGCTCAAAACAATAACATTTTTAAATGTTGTATTATAAGGGTCAGCAAAATCTCCAATTGTAAGTTGCCCTCCGTCTGCCGAAATTGTTTTAACTTGTAAATTATAATTCTGATTTATTACCTCCAACGCTCGTGGATTACCTATTCCTCCTTCTACATTTTCAGTCGTAAATCTACACCGCATTCCGACTTTAATTAATTTACTAATATCGCTTGTGATTGGAAAGGTATTTAGTGAGTATATAGTATGTGCTCCTTGGTCGTATCCATTTCCACTATTTTTAACTCGTGCTGATACATTGCCAGAAAAATTTGAATTATTATCCATAGTCCCAAACCCAGTCGCTAAATCTACAGATACTATCCGTGTTCCTACTGCTATTCCTGTTGGAGCACTTCCGTTCGTCTCCCCTTCTATTAAGGCGTTTGGTCTAATGAGACCATTAAGTGGTGTTAGAAATTCAATTTGAGTTGAACCACTGGTTGTTTTAATTAGTCCGTCAGTTCCACCTTGACTTCCATAAGAATTCCATACATTTTCGGTTGGAACTACCGTGCTACAATTTAATATAATTGATTGTGTTTTATCAAAATCAGGTTTAGAACTCAATATAAGCGGTGCTCCACTACCTCCAAAATTAAATGATTCTAAATGTTCTCGTGTTCCTTCTGGTGGAGTCCAACCCCATAGTTTCTCTCGTCCTGAATTTGGTAATGTTGCGTTGTTTAGTGCCACATTATTTAATAAATCTAAATGAGTATCTATGTGTCCGTTTATATTAACTCGTTTCCCTGCCTTTTTATCTACAACATCGCCTATAACTGGAATTGAGTGGTCTTGTTCTGAAATGTAAGCATAATAATTTATAGATTCATTTATATCTTCCTCAATTTCTATACTCTGTCCAGTTATACCTTTTTGATTAATAAATGCTTGGTGAATACTTACTTCGCTTCCAGCAGGAGCGACTATGGTATCGTTGAGGTTATAATCCCAAATATTTGTTGTATCGCTCTCGCTGTCTTGAGCGGAGAACCTATTAATATCTACATAGTAAGATTTGGTCGCCGACATATATAATATATGAATATAAAATAAAAAATGAAACATTACATTCCTAAGAACTAACCATAACCGAAGTGCCCTTTGGTAATTTTTTAACTACAACTACTCTTGAGTGTGTAATGTAATAATCTACATCTATTTCGCCTCTGTAATCAATTGCTACTTCGGCTGCGTTATTTGTTGCGTTAGTGCCGTCGCCTTGTCCGTTCATTCGTGGTTTTCGTTTGTATTTCCAAATTAATGGTGAGCCAGACATAATAGTAGTTCCACCTCCAACAACAGCATTCATTCCATTAGAAAGGTCAGCACCGAGCGGTTTGTATTGAGCGACTAATCCGTCTTGAACTGGGGCTAACCTCTGCCTTTCAGCATTAGGGTCATTATAATACATTGGGCGAGGAAGGATTAAATCTTCTCCCATTACCATAGACATTTGATTGTAGAATGAGGCGTTGTTATATATATTTTGAGGGTATAAATCTAATCCATTAACTTCTACATTGTATTCTTCTTCGTCTATGCCGTGGATTGCTTGGTGTCCTAAAATCTTTCTTGCTAATCCCATTGAGTTCGGATTTTTAAAAGTAATTGTAGTTTCAGTAGTTTGGTTAGCATCGGCAGCAGCACTTAGGGTAAGTGAGCGTCCTTCAACATTAACGGCGGATACTGTCTGACCACTTGTAATTCCTGTAGAAGAAACCCTTGCTCCAATTGAGATATTTTCACAATTGAGACCATTAACACTTGTTCCATTAATTGCTGTGGCACTGGCGGCAACAACTCGTGAGAATACCGCTCCGTCTTGTTTTAAATTATCAACAAATCGTTTCGCCATAACAATATTATGAACTTCTTTGCCAGTTTGACCTAACCTATGTTCCACTTCTTGAGGTTCTTTAGAAGTTCCAACAGCAGATAGTTTCTTTTTAACAACTGAAATTTCTGGGAATTCAAATCTGTATCCGCCTTGTTTAGAAGTTTGTTCTAAATAATTATTAATCACCGACGAAGGTGGAAGCATATAATCAACAACGAGTTGGACTTCATTGAATCCAATATCTTGAGTTCCAGCAACATATGGAGCACCAGCGTCAGCAGCACCAACTACCGAAGGAGAGAGGAGTGGAGTTTTAGCGAGATTGTAAGCATATTTATCGGCGAAGTTCATTTCAAATTCTAACTGAATATTGTAATCAGTGAATAAGAAAAGTGGCAAACTACGACCCTTGAGGCAGGGGAAAATCATAGAGAGGGGAATACCATATTTTTCATTGAGGGAAGCAGTATCAACAATTGAGAGTGAATTAACTTTGGCATTACCAGCACCATTTAACTCGGCAAAATCAACACCACTATTAACTCTATCATAGACAATCTGACCACGACCACTACACCCAACAACCGAAGACCTAATCGCTTGTTCTGCGTCATTATCGTCTGCTTGTAATTCTAATGAATTACCTAAATAATGACCTAATACATTTCGTCGCTGTAAGACTGATTTATTTAAATTTAACATTGCTGCTATTCTATCTACGTCCTGAGCGTTCTGAACTTCATAATCACCAATTCGTAAGTGAGCGTTTTTAATACACGACAAAGCACCACTCCAAAGATTTACTCTGTATTTTTCATTAGCACCTTGTAATCGTTTTAATTTGAAAGTAAGCATAGAAGTTCCTTCTAAGAAACCAACATTCCGAATAGTATATTTAAATACTTTAGACAAATCTGTGGTTGCGTTGTTGGGTTCTACAGTTTCAGTTCTAATTTCTGCTTGTTGTGGCACTTCCTTCAATCCGTAATCGAGTAATTCAGCGATAGACATTTTATATATTATTAATATATTTTATTTTTTCATTTTATTTTTTTCTTGAAATACCTTCGGATTCTTTTTCTTCGGTTTTTTATGAGGTTTAGGTTTTTGTTTTTTTTCAATATCATATTCTTCTATTGGAGCTTCTTTGTTAGGTTGGTCTGCTTGAACTTTGCCGTCAAATATTTTTTGGGAATTGTGTTTTTTGTTTTTAAATTGTATATCCGAATATAATGAGTTCCACGCTTTTAATTCTGCTGGGTCAAATCTCTTAACTTTAATTTGTGCTTCCAATGTATTCGGTCTTCTAACTTTTTTATGGTTATACATAAAAATACTTTTTAAAAAAAAGTAAAACAAAAACATAAAATAAATGTCCTAATATTGACCGACTTTTTCAAACTATTTCATAAAATTTAATTTGCTTCAAAGATTTCCAAAATCTTTTTAGTGGCAACTATCCATTCCCTTCTGTATGGTAAAATTAATTACACTCCCTGCTAATCCTTCAGCAATTTCATTTGTTTCAATATCTCGGATTTCTATATCCAATGAGTTGAGAACTTGCCTATTATTATCTAAGTCCAGTGTTTTCTTAATGCTTGGTTGGAAAGTTCCAACAATTATATCTCCGCTTCCACTATTAATAGTTTTACTATCAGAGTAAGGTGTTGGAATATCGTGTAAAATTGGTTGTGAATAACCAGCCGCTTGAATATTATTACCTGCCGACATTGCTTTAGACTGAATATTTTTATATGCCTTAATAGGTAAGTTCTTAACAAATATAGAATAACTTTCGTCAGTGTGTTGGTCTGCGTCAGTTTTAACTATTCTTGCGGCGGTGCTCTCCGCCATATTTGGATTCATTCCTTCAGTTTGATTTACACCTAAAAATCTTGCCAACTCTGTAGAACATTTCAATTCATATTGCTGAACTAATGTAATAGGTTTAGTGTTTGACGCTAACCCAGTAGGAGATTCAGAACCAGTTTTAATAAATCCAGCCATTTTTATTTCTTCCCAACCTTCACCAGCGACTTGTGCCGAACATAATACATTGAATGGAATTTGAGAACCTGCCTTTTGCCTTTTTTCTAAATCAGTCCCAGTTGCTGCCGATTGTTGGAAGAATGTATAACTTAACCAACGAATTGAATTAATACTATCATAAATTAAATTACTTGTATCAATATAATTAGAATTAATCATATTATACACTCTGAACTCTAATTTATCTCTGCCTTTTCCAGAAAATCCTTCCGCCCAATAACTTTGGAATGCGAGATTAACTTTAGTATGGGCTGGGTCAGAACCTTTTAATAAATTTGCTAATGGTGTGCTCCATATTCGTTTCATAGAATTCATAACTGACGCTGGTTTTGCTGGGGCATTAAATCTTGAGGTTGTATTTCCGCCTCGCCATAATATTAATGTATTTGGGTCAGTTGGGTGATTTGAACCTGTAATCTCAATACCTAAGAAACTTTGTGGAACATAGGTTTTTGCGTCTGCTTGATTAGCAACTTCTGCTGCCGTAACTGAACCAGTGCCGTTCGGTTTGTATAACGCTGGAATTGTTCTCGCTGTTGCTCCGCCAACTGGAGTTCTATTATTTACAGTGCCGTAAGTGAATACATCGTTCGCTGCCGTTTGATACCCAGTCCAATTTGTATTTGCTGCCGTATTTGCTTGAGCGTCCATAATTTCGTGCGAAGTCAGACCGAACCATACACCACCAGTCTGTGTTCCAATAGGTGTATTTGTTTTCATTTGAATTATATTGTGATTTTCTGTTGCCGTTCCTAATTCAGAAGCGAATGAAAAATCATAATGTTCGTTAGATATAGCATAACTATCATAATACACTTCTCCAGCATTAGTAGAAGTGCTTTTATATGTAATCCCAGCGGTGGCGGTATCTGCTAATATTTTATCTGTTGCCCTCATAGTTATAACACTTGGTAAGTCTAAGAGTTGATAATCTTTATAAAATCCTATATTAATTGTTTTATTATTACTGAGTTCAAAAATGGGTTCATATAAAAATAATTGACTCGGTGTGCCGTCAGCATTTTTTCGCATTCCAAAAGTTCCTGCCTCTGAATCACCACCTAATTCTATAGCAATTGTTCGTTCTAATTCTTTTGGTGTATATCCAGTAAGTCCAGTCTCTGGATTAATTGCTGGGATTGTTATGATTCCGTCATTTTCCATTGTGGTGTTCTTTGTTCCAGTTTCTGCTGGTAATACTGCTGGTAAAACTGATTTAAGTATAACTTGAATTGTTTGGTCTTGAGAAAAATATATGCTTGAGTTTCTTTTAAATTTCGCAAAATTTAAATACACTGAAGATTTTGGTTCTATAACTAATGGTTCTCTAAATCGCACTGAGTAAGTGTGTCCGTTTCCAACTGGCGATACTAAATTTATAGAAGTCATATTTTATATATATAACAGAGAAAATTATAAATAAATTAAGAACTCTTTGAATTCATTACAAGGTAAGTCAGTATATACCCATTTTCTTTTAGTTTTCTTTGGGTCTATTACCATATATCCGTCTGCTGGTTTCTTTTTTTTGCTTTTAACTTGAATTCGCATTCCTCTTTCTGCCAATTGTAGTTTCATTAACATAATTTTAGCAGTATCTCGTCGCATAGGTTTCTTTGTAATATAATATCGGCGACCATATTTTTCGTCTAACCTTGTGCCGTCTTTCTTTCCAATTTTATATCCATTGTTGATTTTATAAATCTTTAAATCCATAATATTATTAAATATTTTAACGCTATACTTAGAGCGACCGAGTTGATTTAAATTGTTTTGGTTTCTTCGTGAAATAATCATAATGAATTTTCGCTTCTACCTCTTGGGGCAACTCGGTATTCATAGAGCATTTGGACTTACAACAAATAAATATCTTACACTTTATCCTATCAATAAATTCTTTCAACATATTATTAACAAATATTTTTACATTGTTTTAACTAATGTTTGTAAATTGAGTTGAGCGTTGTATTTAACAAAGGTCTGTACCAGTTCTGATTTATTACGCCTATCAACTGGAAGGAGGAGAGAACCATTATTAACACCACTGACCACCGAGTTGCTGTAATCACGATTGATATATGCCATTGTATTACCGAGACCATAAGTGTAATCTGTGCCAAGACCAAGTAATTCTGGAAAAAGTTGATTGCCAACTCCGTCAGTCGCCGCCACAGCAGTGCCTTCATTTGAACCTTTCCCAGCGTGATAAATGCCAGTTGTTCTATCTTCGTAATCAAATTCTAAATTCTTGGCGGTTCGCGACATAGTTGCCGAAGACCGCATTGCTTCTTTACCTCCGAGTAAGGCTCTTTCAAAGTGTTTTCGTAATTCAATATCACCCATAATCATTTCACGATTGAGAGTTTGTGTTGGATTGATTGAACCAGTCCCAAGTTCTACGAGACTTTCAAAATTAGGTTGGACTTTGAGAGGGAATGTAAATGGAAATCTGAGGTTGTCTTTTTTGTGTTCTATTTGTTTCATTCCAACAGGAAGTCGGAAGTTATTTTGCTGATAGTTGAGGTTGTTGGTTTGGTCTTTATCTAAATATAAATTACAGAATGCTTTAACCTGATTGAGTTGAGGAGTGTATGAAATATTATCTTGGTCGGCGTGAATATCATTGAGTAAGTTGAGTTGAGAGTTGAGTGGAATTTGTGCTTGATAGGCAGAAAGTTCTTGAGGAGTTGGGACTATGTATCGCCCTTCTAATTTGAGATTCCTTAATAAATACATTTTATTGGAAATATCAAATGCGGCGGCACTACCTTTATCACGGAATCGCTGGAATAAGAATGAACTATCAGGGGCGAGGTGAATAGTAAGCATAAGACCATTAGTGTATGCTTGACCTAAATGAATATCACCACTTTGGAATAAATCAATATCTAACTTGAGTGAAAATGGAACACCAAGATTTTTATTGTTATTTGTTTTTAATTGTTGAGCGGTTTTATCAGCAACTATATTCATTCGTCGGTTAGTAAGGTCAGCGTGAGTTCCTTGGGCGAGGGTTCGGTTCGCTGCTACACCCCATAAATAGTCTTCGTCGTTGTTTGTGTATGCTTCTCTAAGTGAGGAATATGCTGGATAGTTATGAATATTAATTAATTCAGTGTTAGTTTTTTTGGTCTGAATAACAACTTTATCTATAACATTCTGAACTCCGCCGTGATTTGGAAAATTACAGGCAGTAGAAGGTTCAATATCATTACCATTATTTTCATTACTTAAATTAGTATAATTAGGTGCTCTGAAACCTTCGTCAGTTGCTTGGTCTTTTAATATGAATTGTCCAGTTAGAACCAGTGTTTTCGTCTCTAATAGTTTTTCAACTGCTGGGAGACTGAATTTAATAATTGGGTTGCTTTCTTTGAATGAGAAACCACCAGCAACTCCATTTGCTCCACTACTTTGGAGGGGATTATCATTGATAGGCGAAATACTAAAATAGTTCTTTTCAATCGGCATTTTATATATATATAAAACATTTTAATTACAAAATTATTATTAAAAAATAATTCTTCAACACTTTCAAAAAGTCGGTCAATATTAGGACATTTTTAATTATAATACAAGTTGTAAATTATCTTTATTAACCATTATGGTTTTAACTGAAAACACAAAGTGTATAAGGCGTGAGTTTTTAACAGCATACATTCCAGTTCCAGCAACACTTCGGTCGTCAGAAAATCCTAATCTGATTTGTGGTTCTGCGTCTTTTAAATTATACACAAATTGTTCGCCTCGTGCTAATTCTCGTGCGTGGAGGTAAGTGTTTGTGTAATCACCAATATTACCTGCTCTACATTCACCAAGTTTTTTAACTTGTTTGCCTATAGTTTGGAATGCCTTAACTACTTCATTCATATTAACTACTTTATCCGATTTTGCTTGAGGATTGTATGGTTTGAGTGGATAGAGTTTGTTATTAATAAAATATTGAATTGAGTTGAGGTGAGTATTGTGAGGTGGTTGCCCAGCATAATAATTTTGGTGGAAGTGATTGTCTTGGTGTGCGACTGAAATGTAATGAGTGAATATAGATTTAGCAGCACTTGCTACAGAAGTAATTTCACTCTGGTGTGATAGCGAGGATTCTGGTAAATTATCTAAGAAACAATCCCAAGAAATAAAATCAAATTGACTTTCCTTAATAATACTTTTCATAAGACTGGAAGGCGGAATGACTTGTAAGACTTTTAACTCAACATTCTTTAATTTATAAGTCTGTGTATCCAAAGCACCAGTTGCGTCTTGGAAATAAATTTTACATTCTGCCCCAGTCATAGCAGTCAAATCAGCAGTAAAAGTCAAACATACTTTATTACCATTAACACCAGTAGCACTATTAACTCGTCTTACACCTTCAACTACAATATTAACTTTGTCCGCTCCAGCACCAGCAGTATTTTTCTGTAATATCATTTTAGAACCTCGTGTTATACCGAGCAACGCTGGGTCAGTTATATCGTCTGTAATAACAATTTGTTTCAAAGTTGTAGCAGTCGCACCACCTCCAGTAGCCCCAACAGCATTAACTGGAAGTCCATTAGCATATTCGTCCATTTTATAGTCAGCAGTGTCGGTTTTACCATATACTCTCGTCATAACTCTTTTATCACTGGCGAATGTAATTTCAATCCTTAATCCACCGAATAAAAGAATTGGAGTAAGTTTTTCACTAACACCGAAATGAGAGAAAATACCTGCCTTTAATGGAATAAGGAATTTTCTGGGAGAGAATTTTTTAGCACACATTTCAATATCAATATCTGTATCCACGACATCGGATTGAGCCCCAATACCAGACGAAATTTGAGAAAAGTTTAATGCTCCTAACTCGCCAGTGTTTCGGTGGAATGCGTCTCTACCGACTTCAGTTATTGTATTTGCTTTAGACCCCGGGTCTTGGGCACATTGATAGGCACGGCAATCGGCGGCAACACCATTTTTTAGGGAGTTGTGTTGGTTGTCTTCTTCTAAATATTGATTTTCAATAGAAGACCATAAGTTGTAGTTAGTAAGTGATTCTAATAGTTGTCCGTTTGCGAGGGAATAAATATCCATTCGGTCTATAACCGACGAAGCACCAGCAGTAGCAGGGAATACAGCAACACGACTATTAATATCTTCATTTAGAATATCAAAAGAAATATAACTATCTTTACCCTTAACAAAACCAATATCTGGGTGAATTGTAAATATGGCTTTTTGTTCGGAGGTAAATTCAGTTCCATTATCGGCAACGAGGGAAATAAATTTAGAGTTTTCAGCAACAGACATTTTATATATTATTAATATATTTTTTTTTTCATAATTAAAATATCTCAATAATATATAATGAGTTTATTGAATATTGTAGAACCGATTTATACACAAATAAAAGATAAGGCAACAATAGTCCAAAATAAAAATATTGTAGGTATTGACGATGCTATAACTGCTGGGACAAATACTCTCGGAGGAGGTAATCAATTGTTATTTATAAAATTATTAAATACTGGCGACGGATTAGATTTAATTTCAACTTCTGCTGCTGATACTGCTGCTGGAACTGGGGCGAGAACTGTAAGTGTAGAAGGGTTATTTTGTGATACTGCTGACTCAAATAGATACAAAAAAAGAATATCAACTTACACAATGGCAGGGACTTCGGCTGGAAGTCTATTGAGTGGTGTAAATACTTTTGCTGTAGTTCATAAAATCACTGTATTAACTGCTGGGTCAGGAAATGTAAATGCTGGAACTATAAGTGCTAAAATTGCTTCTTCTGTATGTTGTGTATTAAAACCGAATGAGGGTGTATCAAAAGTTTTAACACACGGAGTTCCATATGGAAAAGAGTTGTTAGTGAAAGCATTACACATAAGTTCTTACTGCCAAACTGCTTCAACCCTCCGTGTAGAACAACAGGATTTAGCAACTGGGCGAAAAGAATTATTAACCAAATTATTTTTAGCAACTTCCACAAATCATATTGATTATCCATTAAATCATAAAGTCCCAGCTGGAAGTTATATTACAGCAACTATAACTAATTTAGAAACTCCGACTGGAACTAACCATATATGTGCTAAATTAGAGGCAATTGAAACTTAACTTAAAGAATAATGTTCTATATATATTTATAATGTCTCGTTATACTGAATATTTGAAACAAAAAGTAATGTGTGATATATGTAAGCGTGAAATAAGTAGGGGTCATATAGGCAATCATTTGAAATCTAAAATTCATATTAAAAATACTAAAAAAAAAGAAGAAGAAGAAGCAAAAAAAATTAATCAACCAATTGTAATTGATTGGAATTAAAGTATGGGCGTTTATACTTAAAGACAAAAATATACGATATAATTATATAATGACTGATTTAACTGATTTAACTGATTTTCAATTAGAAATTCTGCCTGTTGGCATAGTTTATAGGTGTTTCTCTAATACTGACGATAAAATTTATTATGGGTCTTGTTCTAATTTGGACGCTCGTAAGAAACAGCACAACTCCCTATCTAATCAATGTATGACGAGATTGATAAATGGTGATTTAGAATTTGAAATGCTGGAACAACATAGAGATATTATGCGATATGATTTAAAAATTAGAGAAAGATATTTTATGGATAATCATAAAGAGACTAACCGATTTATAATTAATAAAAATACACCGACTGGAACTGCTAAAGAATATCATAAAAAAAGATATGCTAAAGCACCACAACTATGGGCGGCGAAACAAAAAGTATATTATTGGAAGAATCACGAAAAAGAATTGGCGAGATTGAAAAAATATCAACAATCAATCAAAGGTAAAGTATGGCATTGTGATATTTGTGATTGCGAAGTATCATTTGGGGGTAAGTCAAAACATAAAAAAACATTGAAACACCTACAAGCGAAGCAGTCCGTCATAGACTCAAGCAATGTATCCTCCGCCTCCGCTTCCGAGTGTATTTCCACTGAAAACCTTAGTGGAAGCGATACCGCCTTGTGCTGAACCTGAACCACCAGCGGATTGTGCTTGTCCTTCTCTCACTTCCTCCCCTCCCTTGTGTAATCCGTGTATTAATCCTCCAATCATAGTCCCAATTCCTATCACTTCTCCTATAATTGGTATAGAATCTAATGTAGCATTAACAGCACCCATTACTGAACTTCCCCCTGCTTCACCACCTACTGAACTGGCGACTTGTCTAACACCAGCGAGAACACGACTTCCCATTGAACCAGCGTCGTCTCCCAAAGTTCCAGCATTATCCGCTAAGTTAGATTCATTAGGATTTGCTCCGCCACCTCGTCCGTCTCCAGAACTTCTTGGTGCTCCACCTTGGTTTGTCGTCGGAGACGATGTATTAGGATTTGGTGGTGGTCGTCCTGTCCGTCCGAATAATCTTGATAATGTTTGGTCTCCACGAAGTCCTGCTAAATCTGTGGAACTTGCTTGGTCTCCAGCTCCAGCCCTTTGTAGTGCTGGGTCTGGTCCTTGATTTACTCCTTGACCTGTTTGAACTGGTGGTTGATTGTTTGCTCCTCTAACAACCATACGACTAGGACTTAATACATTAGCGGCTGGGTCAGGTGCTATTGCTGGGTCAGGTGCTTGTGCTGGGGTTGGTGTTGGTGTTGGTGTTGGTGCTGGTGTTGCTGCTGGATAGGGTGCTGCGTCAGGTAAATTACCTGCTCTTGCGTCATTGGCGGCTTGAGTTATATGGTCTGCCTCAACACCAGTTCCACCACCGTCTCCGCCGACTTGCGTTGTTGTTGGGTCAGGTGTAGTAGTTGTTGGTGTAGTAGTTGCGTCTGCTTTTGCCTTACCTAATCTCTCTACAACTTTTCGTCCGTGTTTCCAAACTATACCTGCTTGTGCTATTGCTCCGCCCCAACCTTCTGCCTGTTGAGTAATAGCATTGAATTTATCTTCAATACCAGTTGTCTTTTTATTAATTGCTTCATTCTTCATATCTTCCATATGTGCTTGTCCTTCTTTCAAATTACTCATATAACCCTGTAGTTGATTAAAATATGCCATAATATATATTATTAATAAATATTTTTTTATTCACTTTCAGCACCACTTTCAACGCTACTATTTTCGGATTCTTCTTCTTCTTCGCCATTGCTCTTCATACTTGTATCCCACAATGCTTTTTCCTCAAAATTTCGTCGTGCGGTAAGGTCTTGTATATTTAAAAAACAAAAATCAAATGGTTCTTGTTTAGATTTTTTATAAATTTCTATAAATTCTTTTTCACTCCCTCCGAATACACTTAATTCTTGAGACATTTTCTTCAATTCTATTTCTGGCGAGTTTCCCATTAAAAAATATGCCGAAGCATTAATTCTTTGGATAGCATTTAAATATTTGAAATATTGTGATATAATACATATAGAAATTTTACCTTCTTGTTCTTCATTCCCAATATGCCTATATCTTGTAGTCAATCCAGTAAGTGTATCAACTTTTCCTCCAGCTCTCTTAACATTAACATTACCAATAATATCTTCTAACACTAATAAATATTTTGATTTACTTTGGTCGTCTTCAACCATTGTTATTATTTCTTCTAACAATGCGTCAGTATAATCTGTAAATACAAAGTCAAATTGCTCTAAAATAGGTTTCATAATTTTATCATTGTATGCGGTATTTGAAATTAATATCTTAATATCAAAAGTATCTTTGTATGGAAAATTTGGATTAAAAAATAAATTCGCCATAAAAAGGGACTTACCGCTTTTAACTGAACCAATCACATACGCTAAAAATGGAACATTAGGTAAAATATCAAAATCAACTTCACCCACTTCTTCTTTGTCTAATTTTTTCAAAGGTAAAATCTTAAAATCTTTACTATTATATTTTGCTAGTTCTGGTTTGCTTCGCATATCCTTCATACTTTATATAGAGCATATATTTTATTTAACTTAGTGTGTAGTTTTTTGTTGTCTAAAATATCTTCTTCGGTAATACTATCTAAATGACCTGATAATTCGTCAAATTCTTCAATTGTTTCACAATTATCTAATGCTTTTTCTCGTTCTTTCACCCAGTTTTCTATCTTCTGACTATTGCCTACTTCTCTTGCCTTCTGTTCCTCCATTTGCTGCTTCGCTTGTGCCTGTTTTTTCTTTTCTAATAATTTCTCTCTTTTACTTTGTTCTCTCTCTGATTTTAATTTTGCCCTTTTTTCCACTCTATTAGCAATCTTTTCCTCAATCGCTTGTTTTACAAAATCTTCGTCTTTCTTTTTTTTTAATAGAAGTTTCCGTTTTTTCTCTCGGTTTTCAGCAACTTTTGCCCTTCCTCGTGCGAGTGCGTCTATTTGTTTTTCACTTAGAACTCTTTTAGGTTTTTCTACTACTTCTTCTTCTTCAACAGGTTCCTGCTCCGTGGCAAAAATTTCAGTATCGACTTGTTCGTAATCTGGCATATATTATTAACAAATATTATTTTCTCTATATTCAATCCGCTTAATTCTAAAAATTGGTTTGTGGCAGCGTTCAACTCTAATACCTTTATACTTACCTGTATAATCTTCGCCTTGTGCGATAATATTATATAATGAGGATTTTGGAATTCCAAACCATTCAGTTATTTCTTGGGAAGTTTTAAAATATTTACTGATTGTGTGGTCTGAATTAACTTGCTTCTCAACAAAAAAATGATAATATGATTTATTTTTTGTTCTAACCATTATATACTTAATTCGTCTAATTCTTAAATAGTTTATTCACTAATAAAATCCATTTCCTCTAAATCACCGTCTTCTTCTTGCTCCTTAAATATTTCTTCTTGTGTTTTTGGTCTCCAGAATTTTAACACATTTTTATAATTATGAATTTGTCCTAATTCGTCTTTGGTCGCCCAGCGAGATTTATAATATGCTCGTGTGCTGGAACTTGTTTTAATATGCTCTAATACATTTCGCTCCGCATATTGTTTATTTTGCTCGTATTTTGATAGAGTTTTATAAAATTCACTATCCTTAAAATAATACCAGAATTCTCTGATTTTCATAAATGCCTTGGAATTATCCATATCTAAGACATAATGCTGTTTTAACACATTATAGACATTATCATTATCTTGGATATATTTTTTAGTTCTATCACCGACAATATCACATTCATAGAGTTTTTCACAGACATTTTTGCCTTCATTATTTGCTTCCCATAATTTACAATATTTAACTAAAACCACAAACATAGCATATTTATATTCACGCTGAAATCCTATTGTTTTATAATAAGCATTTGCTGGATAAATATAGTTTAATTCTTCCTTCTGCGATAATAACATAGGGTCATTAGTGTAAGTTGCTTCAAATGGAATATCTCTTAATCTTCTCTGAATAGAAGCTCCCAAGTCTCCAGTCATAGTCGGTTTTTTATTACATTCAACAAACCAAGTTGCGACCAAATTAACTTTGTCTTCATTAGAATATAATTTTCTTGCTGTAATACCCTTGCCTCCAGTCAATTCTTTGATAGTGTTTAAATTAAATGATTTTTTCTCGTCAGGTTCTCTAAAATTAATGAACCTTTTTTTATCCATATTTGCGATTGCTGGATTTCCTCCGTCCTTGATTGGTTGTAGAAGCACAGCGTTATTCCCAACATAGGCGAATGTTCCTAATGCTTCTTGGACTAATTCATTAATCACACCCTTCCCATTGCCTCCTCCACCATTCGCTATAATGAATTTCTCAACAGCAACCCCATATAATGAGGTCGCTAAGAAATGGATATATTCTTGTCTAACATTATCGTCTGGGAAAATTTCTTCAAATAGATTTTCTATTGTTTCTGTCTGAGCGTCTGTTGGAGTTATCCAATTATAACCAGCAGTTTCTAATACATAATTTTCACGCCGAGTTCCAACCCAATTATGAGTTTTTAAATCATAGCAGGTATTTAGGAATGGCACTAAATATCCGTTTGTATCAAACTCTATATCACTAAAATCCATAACCGATAGAAGTTGTTTCATTCTCTCGCATATAGAATTAATTTTACAGCAGTTCTTCAGCATTTTAGTCAGTTTATAATTGTTTTTAATCTTCGCTTCCAACTCCATTTTTTCGTCTTCGTCTGAATCTTCTAATTCACCCATATCTTTTTTTAACTTGGATAATAACTTGCCGTAATCCACAAAAATACCTGATAAATAATCAGACATAATTTTTTTTGTTCGTTCCAGTTTCTCGTCGTGAAACCACCGACCCTTAGTCCCTTCTTCATTTCCAATATAGATATAAATATTGCTGTTTAAATAGACTATGTTATTTTCATTATTATCTAAGAATAGTTTTGCTTGTGTGTCGTCCGAATCTAAGAAATCATATTCATAGTTTTTCAGTCCTTCCAACTGAATTTCTCTATATTTTTCAGCATTAGAAATCTTCGCATAATAATAAGCAGTTGCTATAGTAATATTGTTTGGCGATAATTCTTCCCATTTTCTATTAAATTCATATTCATTATATTTATTGCTTTTCATAGAAACATATTTCGCTAACATATATTCATTAGCAGTTTTCAGTGAATATAGAATTCTTAACCAATCAGAATAATCGTCTAAATATTGGATACTAATTAAATCCATATATTTAAATATCTGTGTCGTTTTATCCATTTCTAAATCTACATTTTTAGCAACCACTGATTGACTATTCTTCTTGTTCTTTCTAATCATTGGTTTCATATTCATAATCGGCAAATCCTCTATATTAAATAGACTAAGTCCCATATCTTCATTAATAACCTCAGCGTCAGACGGACACCAACCCCAAACACCAGATAAAATTTCTAAGTCTTTGTATAATTCACAACCAATCTTAGATTTTAACTTGGTATTTTTTTTATGTAGTTTCTCGTCTAATCTAAAAAATAAGTGTTTGCCTAATTCCTTTGTAGTTGATTTATAATACGCACACCGAGAAAGAAATTTACTAACTAACATTTTGCTCTCAGCACTATAATTAATATTAGGCATATGGTCTATGTCTAAATGATAAATTGTCTGAGTGTCTAAGGCAATATGATACTGAGACTGAACCGAAGCGTCTAACTTCTGAAACCACCTCTGTAGTTTAGGCATTTCATTCTCAACCCAGTTCTCGTCATAAAAATCCTTGTTATTTGGAATAGAACCCTGAATAGGTTGAGGGTCTTTTTTAATCTTCCCATTCACATTAGTTATTTCCAGTTTAATCGGTCTCCAACTGATAGAGTGTTTATTTGCGAAATCTATTATTTTAGTCATTATGTTTTATATTGTGTTTTAATTTTAAATAAAAAATTAAATTCAGTTTTGTTTAATATTTAAGGTTTTATTTTTTTCATATAAAATTCTGAATATAACTAATATCCATATATACCGAGCACTTTTTCTTCTTTCATATATAAATAATCACTGATATTTCCACGGATTTCTGCTATTAACCAATCTATTATATAATCGTCTGTTCCTGCTGGTGTTCCTCTGTCGTCTAATTGTTCTTGAACTATTCTGATTTGTCCGTATATTTTAGTTATTAGTTTCTTTGAGTCCATATATTTTTCACTAATAGTTTTAATTACTGAATCTTTTTCTTCTACAATGTCTTTCATTTGATTACTCAAATCTAACAACATACCTTCGTTAGGGTTCTCTGGAATTCTGAGAGGTTCAACCATTATTATATAATAGTAATATATAAAATGAGTGATTTTAAAACTAAGAAGCCGTTATACAAACCTGTGAAAAGCACGAAGAAAGGTAAGAAGGGTATGGTTTATGTAAAAGGAGCAAATGGAGGTAAGCGTTTAATACACTTCGGAGACAGCACAATGACGGATTTTAAGAGGGGAGCGTCAGCAGCCCAAAAGAAATCATATTTAGCACGAAGCGGTGGTATTCGGAATAAGGCAGGGAAACTTACGAAGAATGATAAGAATTCAGCAAATTATTGGAGCAGGCGAGTAAATTGGTGAATAGTTATATTTAAAAATTTATCATTAAAAACAAAAGTGAATTTTTTTTTTATTTATATCTGTGAATATAATTCGCTAATATGCTTCTTCGGTCAGGATACGAAACAAAACAAACTATTAAATATGATAGCAATGGGTGGGTGAGTATCGCCAGTGGTTGGGAATTTAAAAAGGAAGTCAGAGAAATGCGTGAGAGACTAAAAAAAATGAATGAAGAAGAGGAAGAAAAAATAATGACTAAAGCAGATTGGATAAAATATCATAGTGAAGAATTGCTTGAGGGATTAGTTCAGTCAGGCAAAGTAATTTGGGAAATGGGAGGGGAGCGTATTGTGCGAGAATAGTTATATTTAAAAATTTATCAGTGATAAGAAAATTGAATAAATTATTTTTTTATATCCTGTGAATATAAATTAGACAATGAACCAATCTGAATTTGAGAGACAAACTCGTGAAGTCCAAGCGAATAATGGGGGTTTAGGTGGAAATGCTTTGGGAAGAATGAGAGTGAATGAAGGGGTTGGAAAACCTATTAGAACTATGTGGTGTGGAGAAGAAGAGCAAAAAAAATATAAGATTGGTCAATGCCACGAGAATATATTTCATTTGAATAAAAAAATTAAGGGTAAAGTTATGAGAGGAATTCGGACTATTGGTGAGAATAGCGACCAAGCACCGCATTATTGGTTGATTAAAAATAAAATGATTTGGGATATAAGCACCTTCTATTTTCCAGAAGAAAAAGTGAGAGTGTGGGGTTATTCATTATATAATCCAAAAG